GACATAATTAAGCATAAGGATCCGTAATTACTGTTTGTCGCACGTCTGGACCTTCCTCAATCGGATGGGCCAGGGTTCTTAGCCAGTTCCTGCGATCTAATTGTTCGTAAAGTTTCGAATATCTCATTTCGTCAGTTTTGCGAAGGGGGTAATTTTCAGATAATTCCAGGGCCGTCGCAAAGATCAGAAAAGAGTGAAGATGGGAAGGTGACCACTCCGGGACATTAATATAAATCAATTTGTCTTCTGCAGAGTGGGCATTATAAACAGCATTGGTTTCGTTTACGAGTTCTCTGCCGAGTCCATAATAGCCAACGTCAAATAAATCCTGTGAAGTAGCTCCGGCGATCCAGAATTTATTATCATAAAATGTACAAGTATTCGGTTCGGATTCACTGAAAACAGTTGGCTGCCGAAATATTTTATACGGAGACATCCGGAAAGGATAAAGCCAATCAGCAGGTAAACTCATATAGGGAGTAGCCGAAGGATCCGGGACCGTCGAGAAATCGAAAGTAGTTGTCTTCTCCAAAGCGCGCAGATCCTCATTTACTTCATGGTAAAGACGATTCATGGTTGAAAGCAGAAAAGGTTCTCCATAATCGGAAATCAATTTTCTTCCTACCCTGAAAAGAATTTGATCGACTATTTCTGAAACCAACATTATCGTTTTTCCCTCTTTGGCATAAAATTAGCCAGATCTTCTTCGAACAATTTCTTGAACCGGTTCGCTAGGTCCGGCCTGTAATTATCAACCATCGCCGCCAATTCAGATGCACGGTGCACCAGGAGCGGTTTAAGATTGTAATTAAGAAGGCTTGGTTGGCCTGTATCTACTGCAGGGATCCTCCAAACATACCGGAGGCGGCCGCCGTTAGTTACTGCTGCTGCCGGAGCGGGTCTTATTTCAAAACCACCTTCATGATGGATATCGATAAAGGGAAAGTTAATCGTAGCGATCTGATCGATTGTTTTATGATGATTATCGGCTATCCATTCGTTTAATGGTAATCCCTGGTGATCTCTGTCCATGCCTTCCGGAGATACGGTATAGCATACCCATCCCTGCACAAACCTTAAAAAATCAGGTGGCCATTGATATAGATGATTATTCGGATTCGCCGGAGCCAGGAGATTGAAATAGGACGTTTTTATTATGTTCGCAATCCAGTTAAACGGCAGAACATTAATTATCTCCAACTGCGCCAGATTAATCTTCTCTACAACCTGGTACCGGCCCAAATCGGATGAATCAATTTCGAGATTCGCAATAATCTCGTTTGTTAATTCAGCATAAGTCATTTTTTGGATCTACCCTTTTTGACTGGTTCTTCCGCCGCGGCCAGAACAGTTTCGGCTTCTGCTGATTTGTTCACCTCGGGAGTTACTACAGGGGTTTCAACCAAAGCACTTGCTGGAAGCAAACCGGTCTGTCTACTCGGTTTCGGTATCCCCGCTTCGGCTTCCTGGATTTTCACGGCATTGGCGGCATCTACTCTTCCCTGTCTATCTATATATGCCTTGATCTGTAATGTCAGTTTAGCCGCTCTCTCGTCCAGTAACGGAAGAAGGGAAGCAATCGTATTCGCTCTCCCCAATTTTAAATCCAGGGTCTTTGCGAAATACCTTATTCTTTCCCGGTTAAGATCTTCTTTTGGCGTCTCGGAAAATTCTTGCAGCACATCCAGATACTTCATCGGATTTTCAGCATTTACAAATTCGCCTTCGTCATTGATCGCATTCTGATCGCCGCCAAACATCAGACCCTTGTCAAAGGAAGGTTTTACCTTCTGCCGCAATCGTGCCGAATTGGTTTCAGCAACACGTACGAAGCGCGCATTGGCCTTCGAGCGCTCCTCTGTGGTCTCCATGGTCCGTTTAGCCTCGATGTACTTCAAGTGCTGCTGGCCGGTTTTTATCGTGTTAAGGCGCACGTCGTTGTCTGCCTGGTAAGGGTCTTTAGACAAAAGGTGCGGATTCTGTTCCAGAAGAATAGCGGCCACATTTTCGTCTACCGCCGTGGGTTTTTCCGGGAAGATAAGCAGAATGACTTTTTTGTTGACGCGATTCGTTAGTGGGTCCACCGGCGAAAACTTCATCCCGGAATCCTGGCGTATCGATAAATATAAATTTACAGTTTTATCAGACATTGGAATTAACCTCCGAATTATAAAAGGGGATCCGGATTATAATTCCCGGACCCCGATTAATTTGCGATTGCATTAGGACTGCGTTACCGTGGCCCAGGTTGTCGCTCCGATTTTAATATACTTTACTCCATTGGCGATATTTACCAGCTCACTCCCGATCGGCAGCGCGTTGAAATGAGATGTGGTGGGTGTGGTGGCAAATACGCGCCAGAAAGTAAAACTTTTCGTCTCGTCAGACATAACATCTATATAAACACTCCCGGAATGACTTGCGAAAAGCGAAGGATCCTCGACTTTGGCACGCGGTTGCAATCTGAGTATGGTTGCCATGTTAAATTACCTCACGTTTATGGTTTAATGACCCCACGATTATGGGTTTGTTATTGAAGTGGGTTCGAACCACCAGATCTTAGGTAAGAGCCCACCTAGAGAATTTATTAATAGCGCATCCTTTTGGAATACAATGTACAAATAGACAATATCGGTTGTATTCGCACCGGCTTGTCCATCATCTTCAATCACCAACCATTGCCATTTATGGAATGCGCCCTGGTCACCTGCTCCGAGTGTGTCATAGCGGCCTGTATTAGTAACCAAATCAAGGCCGGTCGCGGTAGTGGCTACCCATCGTTGACGGTCATCGGAATAGTGAAATATGAAATTATGATCCGTACCAGCGTTGGCGATCGCATAGATAAACGCATCATTATCGTTCATGTTACCGATATACAATGGTTGGCTATGGAAAGAGCCGGTTGAATCGGTTGCCATGCTCGGGGAGAATAAAAGAAATACCTCGTCATAGCTTTCGTCGGTTTTCCCGTTCGTGCTCGTTGGCTTGACATTGTAATTGTCGGCAGCCTGGATAAATACCGGGACTATCAGGAAGAGAAACAGAACCGCCAAGGAAATGAATTTCTTGAACAACATTTTCAGATCTCCTTAATGGTTAGTATGCCGGTGCTGCGGCATAGGTGATGGCCAGCGCGGAGCTATTATTTACAAGATACTGACCGGTTGTGCCGTCGTCACGATTCCAGTAATCCCCGCGGGAGTAACCGTGGATCAACATGTAGGCGATACCAACCAATTCCCCGTAATCGTCTTCACGCTTTTTGTATTCCATGGGGGATCCCATTGCCTTGAAGATCGCATTACTACCAAGGATCAAGGCCGCAAATTTTGTGTCGTCGGCGTAACTTTCGAAAGATTCCAGGTCGGTAACCGTGTCTGGACCGAACTCAGGACTGCCGGTATCAACGCGGCAGGGCCAGACGGCCGTATCCGATTCGTAAATGGCGAATCCGGCATAAATATACTTTGCGGCGATAAGATACGGGTTATCGGTCGCGTACTTCGCTACCATGGCCTGGGCCACGATATTATTAAACTGGCTATCATTTTCCAAATCGACGATCTGCCAAGGGTGAGCGACGATTAGCCGCAGAGGATTTTGATTGTTCATTATGATCGGCGGAATTTTGCGGATCTGCGGATCTGCCTTGAGCGCCTGCAGGAAGGCGGCATCAAACCGATGGCTTGCACCAACGGCATTGATCGCGGCGGCAACTGCCGTCTCATATCCGGCGGTACCGGGATATCCGCTGGTGTACGGTACCTTCCCCTGTCCGGCTACGTAAATGTGGGGATGTGAACTGGCCGCGATTTTGGTTTCAGCGGAGAACCAAGAATCGCTCAAGGTGGCCCAAGAATAACCGTAATACATCGCATAGGACGCGCCCAGGTATTCTTCGCACCGTGCATAATGCTGCATCAAGGCTGGCCGGGTATTATCCAGCAGGCGCAGATCTTTGTTCACTTGCGCGGACATTGAACTGTCATCCGGTAATTCGGCATGGCGTTGAAGCATGATCGGCACATGCGCGAAGTTAATCTTCGGACGCTCTTCGTGACCGGCCAATTGACTCTTCCCGGTCTGCGGTAATTGCTTCAATTGACGGTGGATGGGAATCTCGATCATATCGCCGGCTTTGCGGGTCAATTCCCAATGAATGACAATCGGACTGTTCACCGGCGACGGCCGATTGTTTTCCGAAATTGGAGCACGTTTCGGCGTGTTAAACTTGGCGAACGGACCCCAAAAGAACTCTTTGAGGGCCTCGAACACCATCTGTTGTGCCTTTACTACGGGATAATTCCCGGTAAAGCTG